TTACATTCTTTCTTTATTAAAACTTCCTCTCACAGCATAAAATGCACGGATAATACTAAGGGGGTACTCACGAGGTTCGTAGTTTGCATTCTCACTAACTAATAGCACATGCTGATCGTCCGAACCTTTTCGTACATATTTGATATTTATATCGTCATTGTTAAAAACAATCACATAAGGGTGTCCAAATACTAAATACACATAATCCACAGGCTTTATTCCTATAATATCGCCTGATTTATATTTGGGGTACATACTATCCCCATAAACATTTATAAATAGCACGTCTCTTCCGAAGTTAGGAACATATACAGGTATTTTATTGACTTCACTACTGAGTGATAAAAAGTCAAATCCTGCTTTTGCATATACTTCAGGGTAATAATAACCTGTTGGCTCCCCTTCAGGAGATCCTAAAACCTCCCCTTCCCGAAAGTATTCCCTTGCTTCCTCTATGTACTTAGATAAAGCATTCTTTTGCTTTGTGGATAGTTCTGTTATACCTTGTTGTACCTCTTTAAGTGTTTTTACAGGGATACGTGTTTTTTCATAAATATCAGTCAGGGTAATATCATACCCTTTGCGCTCGTCTCTTAGGAATAATACTAAATCATCTTCATCTTCCTCCTCTGGCACGACTTCTTCTATCTGTGGGACGAGCATAGAGCCATTGCCAGTGAGGAGCCAGTCACTATTAAAACCATATTTAGCAGCAATTTTTTTAAGGAAATTATCTGTTAGGTACTTTTCATTTCCTTTCAATGCTCTTGTAAGACTTTCCTCTGATACTATTCCCGTATCGGAAATATCCTTTTGGTTTTTAATTATCTGTGCCCCTTTCAGGTAAGCAACAGCTTTTTCTAATCTATTTTTTTTATCAATTATATTGATATTTGAATTATTTTCCATACCTTTGTGCTTTAATTAAAAATTCGTTTGTTATGACCTCTTACTATGACAAAAAGCCGTTTAAAAGAATGTCTGAAGAAACATTTTTAGATTTGGTAGAATCTAAAATGCGCTGGGACAGAGAGCGTATCTCTAATGGTTTTTATGTTATACAACAAATAAATGATAAGCAACGTAAAAGAAAAAACACACCCCACGATGATAATTACGACAAAGGGGATGAAGAAAACAATTCCCTTATATTATGGTTGCTTTTCTTATGCGTTCTCCTACATATTCTAACCCTTTGGTATTTAGTCCGCTTGTAGGATCAGGTATCTTTATATTATAAAAAATATCAAGTAACATAGAGTGTTGCCGATTGGTAAATTCAACAGGGCCGTTGTCTATAACCTCTAACATTCCTTTAATCACTAAATTGCATTTTTCAATTTGATTACAACTCAATCCTAACTGAATTGTTTGTAAGGCAAATTTTAGATAAGGAGATAAGTTTTTCCCTATCTCATAATACACCATTGAAAACTCAAAATTAATAATAAATTGATTTACCAACTCATGATATATAACGTCTTGTAAGGTACTCTCTATATCTTTTTGCTTTATTTCTACCTTATCCCTAAAGGCTTCTTGTTCTGCTTTAACCTCCTTTTTAAATTCTTTGTTGTCAATAACTGCCCATATTTGGAAGCCTGTCAAAAAACCAATAATAACCCCCATTACCGCTGTTGCAGCCCCAAAGCTATCCCATGTAAAAGGGCTAAATCTTAACCAAAAAGATAGCCATGTACCTACACTTATTACGATAGCTAACAGCCCTAACCAGTTCTTTCTTAGAAAATTTTTCATCACATCTTTTTCAAAATCAACCACTTATAAACTTTAACACTTTTGAGTATCAATTTTCTTGACAAATAATTTGTTTCATCAATAAAATTGATATAACTTTGCATCGTGAAAAATGAGTAACATTTTACGCAACAAAATTAATAATTATAATTCAATTGGCAATGAATAAAGCAAAAAAAAGATACAAAGTTACGGGTAACCTATCTGAGGCTGTCTCGAAAGAGATATTAGCTAATAATGAATTAAGCCTACAAATAGCGCTTACAATGCGAAAAACGCAGACAGCAATACGAGAATCTGCAAGAAGAAGAAGTAACACCTTATTAAATGTCAATCTGATGCCTTTGTATGAAAGTTATGGGTACTCAATTGACGATGTTAAATCAGAATAATCATGAATAATACCGAGCTGAAAGGACATCTAAAAAGAAAATTAGAGCGTGTAACCGACCTAAAGTTATTCTTAGAGGGTACTGTTAGAATATTGGCAAGCGAGATTATTAGCCTTAACGAAGAACTTGCCCTTGTGGAAGGGGGCAAGTCTTCACTAAAACTAAAAGAAACCGTTGATATTTCAGATTACACGGGTAAATTTTACGCTGAACTTGAAAGAGCAAGACAAAACAGCGATTTATAAAAAAAGCCCCGCAAAGTTGCGAGGCCGTGGTATAACAAACAAAATTTTTAACGATGGCAAAGATACTTCAAAAAATTTTCTCTTGCAAGCGAAAAGCAAAAAAAGTGCAAGACCAGCAACTACAAGTGATTGACGGCTATTTGTGCTACAACAAGCGCCGTTACAATGAGCTAAACTACGAGCAGAAAGAGCAATATAACGACTGCTTTATCTCTCAAGCCGACAAAGAGGCTTTTGAAAAACTCCTTAGAGAAACCCAATTAAAGTATGTGTTATGAGAACAATGACAAACACAGAATTTGAGCGCGTGCTCAACGAAGAACGCAAGCAACGCTATTATTACAGTGACTTGTTGGACTTGCACGAAGACAATAATAGGTCTTTCAGCTGCGAATTTATCACAGAAGAAGATTATCCTGATGATTGGTACTGTGCAATATATTATGATGTAACCGCTTATTGCGAGGGCAACAATAATGCAAGTTGTCACAGTGTGGAGATACAGCATATATACATCAACTTCCAAGAGGTTAAGGCTACTGAGATGCAAGAAAGCGTATTAACAACAGTACTCACCAACCGAGCCAACAAAGAGTTTCAGTTTAGAGATACTGGTATATACCCCGATTATGCAACTTCTTATACATGGTAATATGAAAATAGGTGATAAAGTAAGGGTAAGCCCCTTTATTCCAAAAGACCCTGCAAACCAAAAGGGCAAAGTAGGGGTGATTGTAGAGATAGTCAATAACGAAGGGCTTGAGATAGTCAAGGTAAGGTTCAGCAATGATTGCTATGGGCTGTATGATGGTGAAGTCCTCCAGCTAATTAAAAACGATAAAAAACAAGAACAATGAAAACAGCAGTAGAAAAGGGCAAATGCTATGAGATAGGTGATTGGCTCGTACAGATTGACAGAATAGACGAGCACCATATATGGGGCTTTGGGGCTGATAGTGATAGAGTGATAGGTTTTTTAGCTCTCCCTATTGATAGCCAAGTAACCCGTGAAGTACCTATTAACGACTATATCAACTATATAGATGTAGCAAGGCAGAATATAGCGGCTGAGTTCAGGTATAGATTAAGCCAATACGAAGAATAATAACAAATAAAATTATATCAAAATGAATGAGAATTTAATCACAGTACAACAACTCCCTGTGATCGTCTATGAGCGATTGGAAAGCGTAGGGCAAGAGATTGACAAGCGTATCGCAGCGCTTGACTTGGACAAGCAACTCGTAACAGAGGACACTAAGAAAGCCGTTAAGGACACCAGGGCAATGCTCAATAAAGAGCTAAAGGACTTTGAAGAGCAGCGCAAACGTATCAAAGAGCAAGTAGTGGCTCCTTACGAAGCATTTGAGAAGGCATATAACACCTTTATCAAGGTAAAATATGAGAAAGCCGATGGTATTCTTAAAGTGAAAATTGACGAGTTTGACAGAAAGCTAAAAGCAGACAAAGAAGCACGTATCAGAGCTTATTTTACAGAGTTATGTCAAGCTAACAATATAGACTTCCTCCCCTTTGAAAGGCTTTGCTTGAATATAAGATTAAATGATAGTGACAAGAGTTTGAAAGACATCGTAAACACTAACATTGACAATGTGGTTAAGAGCCTTGAATTTATTGAGAGCCTAACAGACCCCGACGAATATAAAGCGGAAATCCTCGCAGACTACAAGCAAACCCTTGATGTAATGATTGCGATAAACAATGCAAAATATCGCAAACAGCAACGAGAAGCTGAACTACAACGCCTTGAAGCGCAAAAAGCAGCAGCCGAGCAAGCAAGGTTAGCCGCTGAAGCAAGGGCAAAAGAAGTAGCTCCTTTGCAAGCTCCTGAAGAAGTACCACCTCCAGCAATTCAAGAAGCACCCGCCCCGCCTCAAGAAGTCCCCGCTCCAGAGCCTCAAGAAGTAACACCTGATTTGATAGTAACCAATTTCACCGTACAAGGCACCATGGAGCAACTCAGAGCCTTAAAGGCATATATACTTAGTAATAACATTAAAATCATAGAATAATGAGTACAACAATCACCACCACTGAAAAGAAACTAACATTAGGAAACTTCCTCAATCAAGCTAACACAGCCGACTTTTTGACAAAGACATTAGGTTCAAGAAAATCGGAATTTGTATCTAACCTCTTAGCCCTTTCAGACAGCAATAAAGAGCTGTTACAATGCGATAATTCAGAACTAATGAAGTGCGCATTGAATGCCACAGCCCTTAACCTACCACTTAACAAGAACTTAGGGTATGCGTATGTTATCGCTTACAAGGATTGGAAGACCCAAGAAGTACACCCACAATTTCAAATGGGATACAAGGGTTTTATTCAGTTGGCTATCCGAAGCGGTCAATACAGAACCATTAACACATGCGAGGTGCGAGAAGGTGAGATTAAGCGTAACAAGTTCACAGGACACACTGAATTTCTCGGAGAAAACCCTGAAGGCAAAGTCATAGGTTATTTGGCTTACATTGAGTTGCAAAATGGCTTTCAGCAATCACTATATATGAGCCTTGAGCAAGTGCAAGAGCACGTAAGTAAGTACTCACAGAGTGGCATGGATAAAAAGACGGGGGAGCTTAGAGGAGTGTGGAGAAACGAATTTGATGCCATGGCAAAGAAAACAGTACTCAAATTGCTACTTAATCGCTACGGGGTGTTATCAGTAGAAATGCAGAATGCCATAGAAAAAGACCAAGCAGATAGCGAGGTGCGTTATATAGACAATCCGCAAGCAGGTAGGTATGTACAAGATGCTGTTATCGTAGAACAAAACGAACCTACAGAGATTGTTGCTCAAGAAGAGCCAGTAGCCCCTGCACCTGCTCCTGCTCCTTCAGAAAGCCCCAAACAAGTAGATTTTAAAAGCCTATAAGCATGAGAACAAGTTATTTTACACTCGGACAATCGCACGTATATCGTCTTAATGGACAAACCTTAGACCGTGATTGTGTGATTAAGATAACAGCTGAAAATCCAAGAGATGTAATGGTTGAGTACTTTGGTTTAGAGTGGGCTTTTGAATATGATGAACGCCCTGAAATGAGATACTTCCCACGAGGGGTATATAACCTAACTGATAACAAATGGGAATAGCACAAGTCATTAGTTCAGGTAGCGAGGGCAACGCCGTGATATACAACAATGCAATAATGGTAGATTGCGGCGTTTCTTTCAAAGCCTTAGAAGCAGTTAAACGTTCTTTGAAAATAGTACTCCTTACCCACAAGCACAGCGATCACCTAAAAATACGCACCTTGCAGCGGTTACAAGCTGAAAGACCAACCTTGCGAATTGCTTGCGGTGATTTTCTCTTAGAGGAGTTGCCATGTATCAAGAATATAGATGTATTGCAAGTGGGTAAGATATACGATTACGGAGCGTTTAAGGTATCACCTGTAAAGCTGTACCACGATGTACCTAATTTTGGTTGGCGGATATTCCTACCCAACGGACAAAAGATATTCCACGCTACCGATACAGTACATTTGGAGGGTATCAGTGCTAAAGGGTACGACCTCTATGCTATTGAGCATAACTATTGCGAAGAGTACATACAGCAAGCAATAGAAGAAGCACGAGCCAACGGCGAATATACCCACGCTTACGGCAATATCAATACTCACCTTAGCATACAACAAGCGAGGGCGTTTATTGAGGCAAATAGAAAGGAAAGCAGCGAGGTTTTGGAGCTGCATAAAAGTAGAAGTTTTTATAAGTAAAATTAAAGCAAATGAAAACAGTATTTAAAGTAGGAATGAAGGTCTATGACCAAATATATGAACCGGACGTAAAAGGGGAAGTATTAGATGTGAACTTAGATATATCTCCTCATCCAATCACAGTGAAATTTGGTAATTGTGTTCGTTATTATACAGCTGAAGGTTGTAGAGGAAGAAATCAGACAAGGACATTATCAACATCTCCCTACAGAATTGAAGGCTTTGAGCAAAAAGCACCTGCGCCAACTTTTGAGGAAGCTAAAGAATGGATAAGACAAGAGTATGCAAAAGGAAATAACTATTTAATGCCAAAAGATACTTTTGTAGCCCTTAAAAAATTAACTATTCTTAGAGACTATTACAATGAGGGTTGGCAGCCTGATTGGGAAAGTAGTAAAGGTGTTTGGAAACATAGTATAGTTTGTTATGAAGGTAACATTTGTAAAGATTTAAGTTATAAAATTAGTAGAATACTTACTTTCAGAACTAAAGAAATCAGAGACAAATTCCTCGAAGAACAAAGAGAACTCTTAGAGATAGCAAAACCTTTATTATGATGAGAAAAATAAAAAGAACAGAATTAGATAGTTATGAGGTCTATATATTAGGCTTAACTATTTTAGGAATAAATACAGAAGATGAAGAAAAAATTGATGAGGATTATTTCTATGATGCTTTTGTAAGCGCAGATATTGAAATTGATTTTGGTAGTTTTAAAGAAATCGTTTGTAGGTTATTTCCTTTGATTGATGTAGCTAAATCACCCTTAACAAATAAAATATATAAAGGATTTTCTAAGGACAAAGAAGGATTTAAAGAATGGTTAATTAAAGAGGAAATGTAAGAATGATAAAAGCAAGTGGCGAAATTGGAAGTCGCTCCGTCTGGTTGGCGGGATTAGGATACGTTCGAGTCGTACGTTCGCTTTGGTTTGTGACTAAATGCAGGTTCGAGTCCTGCCTTGCTTTCAAAGACAATAACAATGAAAAAGATACAATTAATAACGATAATAGTATGCTTGTTTTTAGATTTTTTACTAATCATTAGTAAAGACTACATTAGAGCAACTCACGCTATGGTAACAGCAATATTCCTTTCATTAATGCTAAAAGACGATGATTTTCAACGCAAGTAACGAGTTTGATATACAGCGGGCAAAGGAGCGGTTAGGTTACCTTATTGAAAAGAAAAAGACCTTTGAAATCACTGAAAAGAAGCCTAAGCGTACCTACTCACAGAACAATTACATTCATCTCCTTTTTTCGTGGTTTGCATTGGAATATGGAGAGACCCCCGAATATGTGAAGCAAGAGATATTTAAGAAGTTAGTTAATCCGCAAATATTCCTAACTGAGTATGTGAATTACAAGACTGGAGAGGTAAGGGAAGCGTGGAGGAGCACAGCAGATTTAAACACAAAGGAAATGACAACCGCTATTGATAATTTCAGAGACTATGCCAGTAAGGAAGCAGGTATATACCTACCAACCCCTGATGATTTAATCTCTCTCAATGAGATAGAAAGACAAGTGAATAATTTACAAGGGAGGTATTATTAAGCAAGTTTTTCCACCTGTTAAGCAAGGCAAAAAATCATTCCTAACTGTCTAATAACCAATGTAAAAAAGTAAATAAGCAAGATTTAAAGTAAAATAAGCAATGAAAGAAACCGTTAATCGTTTTGAGGAGGAGATCATCACAACCTCCAACCTATCTGAGATGAAGGATAAGTATTTGGCCGAGACGCTCTATAGAAAATGGCCTGAGAACTTCGTAGATGAAAGCACAGGGGAGCTGGTCAATATAGAACGCAAAGAGATAATCTTTGCCCGCGGCACTCTCTTAGATAGCAATGCCTTAGAGGAGATTAATTTCTTCCTACAGAGTGGGGATATTACAGTGGTAAGGGTTAGTAATATCAAGCGACAAGCTACCTTAGTAAAAGGAAGTGCTGCTACTTGGGTAGCTGTAGCAAAGCTAATGGGCAAAAAGCAAACATTCTACCTATATGCTGATAGTGTGGATACAGCCATGCAGGTACTCACGGACTACATAGAGCAGCACTACCAAGGCTCCTTTGAGGTGCTATCAGTTAAGGAGCAAGAATATTTATACATCGTTTCTTTGGTCAATGGGGACATGTCAGAGGAGAAAGTCAATTACTACATTGCTGAAATGGAGATTAAGACGGATGGTTATACAATGTATAACAAGTTCTTAGTAAAAGCCGTCAATGCTGAGGAGACTAAGCCACTATGTATTGCTTTTTTTGACAGATTTACAAAGAATAAGGACCAGGCCGAACCTTATACAATGACCCTACTATCGGCAAAGAAAATGAAAGTAGAGGCTGTGATTGACCATGTATTCTGTAACGAGTACATAGACAGAAGCAAAGGCAAAGGAGAACAAACAGCCGATAACGACTAACAAACCTAACATTGGAAAGTTATGTATCTCATGTCTAAGACATGATGACCCCCGATAGGCAAGCCCGCACGTTCGAGCCGTGAGCGGGGGCAAATTATAAAATGAATGAGTTATGGTATATGGATATATAAGGGTGAGTACAGATAGGCAAACCGTAGAAAACCAACGCTATGAGATAAAGAATTTCTGTAAAAAGAATGACATGAAAATAGACGGTTGGATTTCAGACGAGGGAATATCAGGAACGAAAGACCCTGAAAAACGAGAGTTAGGAAAACTCTTGGAGAAAGCAAAGGCGGGAGATTATATCCTTTGTTCTGAGCTATCACGATTAGGTAGAAGTCTAATGATGATTATGGCTATTCTAAACGAATGCACAAAGAAAAAGGTAAATATTTGGACAATCAAGGATAATTACCGATTGGATAATGATATAAGTAGTGCTGTGATAGCTTTTGCTTATGGGCTTTCTGCTCAAATAGAACGCCAACTTATCAGCCAACGTACCAAGGAGGCATTGGCTCGCAAAAAGGCGGAAGGCATTTTCATAGGCCGTCCCAAAGGTAGCCTTTCAAAAAAGGTGAAACTTACAGGCAAAGAAAAGGATATACTGAAATACATAAAACAAGGAATGTCCCAGCGAGAAATAAGCGAAAAATTAGGTGTATCAAAAGGCACTGTTAATCGCTTTATAAGACGAGAGAAGTTACACAATTACAAAGAAAATAAATAACAACCGATTTGAAAGGAGATTGAGCGCGCGGCAATCTTTATCAAATCTCTAATTTCAAATCAAAAATGAACGAGTATCAAGAGTTTTTAAAAAACAAAATCAAGATAGCTCCTAAGCAAGGGTTTCCTTGTAGCCTTGATGAGATTAACCCACGAATGAAGCCCCACAACCGATTAATGGTAAAATGGATGGTTGAGGGGGGTAGGCGTGCCTGTTTTGCTTCTTTTGGGCTACATAAGACCGTTACTCAGCTGGAAGCAGTACGAGTAGTGCTCCAAAAGGCAGGAGGAGGCAAGGGATTAATAGTTTGCCCGCTATCTGTACGACAAGAGTTTATCGAAGATGCTAAAAATATACTTGGTTGGGAGGTAGCACCTAAGTTTATTCGTCGTATCGAGGAAACAGAGGACAAGGATGGGATATACCTTACCAACTATGAAAGTATCAGAGACGGCAAATTAGACCCTCGACACTTTCAGGTAGCAAGCCTTGATGAGGCGAGTATCCTTAGAGGTTTGGGAGGTTCTAAAACGTTCCGTGAGTTTATGAAGTTATTTACAGGCGATGCTGGACCCATGCAACAACGTAGAGGGGCAGATAATATCAAATATCGATTTGTAGCCACGGCCACTCCCTCCCCTAATGATTATATAGAGTTATTAGCGTATGCTGACTTTTTAGGGGTAATGGATGTATCGCAAGCCAAAACACGTTTCTTTAAGCGTGATAGTACCAAGGCAGACAAACTCACCCTACATGCTCATAAAGAAGAGGAATTTTGGTTATGGGTATCCTCTTGGGGACTTTTTGTTACAAAGCCTTCTGATATTACCCAAAATGAGGCAGACGATATAGGGTATATCCTCCCTGAATTAGATTTGCTTTGGCATGAAATACCTACCAATCACTTAGACGCGGGGTTTGATAAATATGGGCAAGGGCTTTTGTTTAAAGATGTAGCATTAGGCTTGCAAGCCTCGGCCAAGGAGAAAAGAGACTCATTAGAGGACCGTATCCAAAAGATGTTAGAACTCCGAGCAGAAGCCCCTGAAGCACATCGTGTAATATGGCATGACTTGGAAAGCGAACGCAAAGCAATTGAAAAGGCTATCCCTACGCTAAAATCTATATATGGCTCACAAGACTTTGAAAAGCGTGAGGAGATTATCAGAGCTTTTTCGTATGGAGAACTGCAGGAGTTAGGAGCAAAGCCCGTAATAGCAGGATCAGGATGTAACTTTCAAAGGTATTGCAGCTGGGCTATATACTTAGGAATAGGCTATAAGTTCAATGACTTTATCCAATCTATACACCGCTTACAGCGCTTCCTCCAAAAGAACAAGGTACGTGTGGATTTGATATACACAGAAGCAGAACGCAACGTACGAAAAACCTTGGAAACCAAGTGGAAAAATCACAACAAACTCGTAAAGAATATGACGGAAATAATCAAGAAATACGGACTATCTCATTCTGAAATGGCACAAGCACTCACCCGCAAAATAGGGGTAGAACGTATAGAGATAGTAGGGAGAAATTACAAGATCGTCAATAACGACAATGTATTAGAACTCAATCCTAACGAAAATCCTCACGCTCTGAAAGATAATAGTGTGGGACTTATCCTAACCTCAATACCCTTCAGTACCCAATATGAGTACTCCCCTAATTACGCTGATTTTGGGCACTCTGAAAGCAACGAGGAGTTTTTTAAGCAAATGGACTATCTCACCCCTAATTTGTTCCGAGTGTTACAGCCTGGCAGGATAGCAGCTATACACGTAAAAGACCGCATCGTACCCATGGGACTATCAGGAATGGGAGTACAAACCGTCTACCCTTTCCATGTAGATTGCATACAGCACTACACCAAGCATGGTTTTGCTTATATGGGTATGAAAACCATTGTTACTGATGTGGTTCGTGAGAACAACCAAACCTACCGCTTGGGTTGGAGTGAACAATGTAAGGACGGAACTAAAATGGGAGTAGGAATGCCCGAATATCTTTTGTTATTCAGAAAACCTGCAACCGATAAAACAAATGCTTATGCTGATGTGCCAGTTGTTAAGAGTAAAAGTGATTACACACGCGCTAAGTGGCAAATAGATGCACACGGGTTTACACGCTCCTCTGGTAATCGTTGTTTGACCCCTGAAGAACTCGCTAAACTACCACACAATGTTATTTTCCAGGAGTACAAAAACTTCTCTCTTAATGAAGTGTATAACCACAAGCACAATGTAAAGATAGCGGAAACATTAGACCTATACGGCAAACTCCCCACTTCCTTTATGCTCTTACAGCCACAAAGCTGGAGTGAAGAAGTTTGGACGGATGTTACTCGTATGCTCACCCTTAATGGTTCTCAATGGAGCAAGGGAAAAGAGATGCACCTTTGTCCAATGCAATTTGATATAGCAGACAGAGTAATTGAGCAGATGAGCAATAAGGGAGATGTAGTATTAGACCCATTTGGAGGGCTAATGACAGTACCTTATCGAGCAATCCTCAAGGGACGTTATGGAGTTGGTTTTGAACTCAATCCTCAATATTTCTTAGATGGGGCATCTTATTGCAAGGCTGCCGATGAAGAAGTAAGCATGCCTACTTTGTTTGACTTCATAGAGATAATGGAGAAAGAGCAACAAGAAAAGGAATTGCAAAAAATATCATAGATACTCATTCATTCTTTGACCTCTGCCCTCGCTTGTACTTGGCGTCTATGCTCAAGGAGAGGGCTTAGGGCAAAGTTAGTGAGAAAATGTTCATTTAAATAACAAACCATGGAAAGAGAAAGTTTTGTCTTTTACAGGAGCTTTTATGAAGGGATAAAGGAACTGCCGAGAGATATTCAGGGAGAAGTGCTTACAGCCATAATAGAGTATGGCTTAAACGGAGTAACAACTGAAAATCAGAAGCCAATAACAAAAGCGATGTTTACCCTTATAAAACCTCAATTAGATGCTAATAATCAAAGGTTTGAGAATGGTAAAAATGGAGGTGCCCCTAAAGGTAATCAGAACGCAAGAAAACAACCGAAAAACAACCAAGAAACAACCGAAAAACAACCGAAAAACAACCGAAAACAACCAAAAAACAACCAAAAACAACCTAATGTAAATGATAATGTAAATGATAATGTAAATGATAATGATGATAAAGACGCCTCCGCCATGACTGATGAGAAAAAATATTACTCATCTGATAACGGGGTGATAAAATCAATCAGCGAATTAAAACGTGATTATTTAAACGACGAGAATCTTTGTAATGCAATAATCAAAAACCTAAAAGTAATTGATAAAAACATGATTTCTGAGCAATTGGAGGCTTTTAATCAGCATTTGGAGTTACAAGGAGAACGGTTAAAAGAAGTGAGAGATTATAGGTCACACTTTAAAAACTGGCTTAAAAAAAGGCAAGAAGTGGCAAAAAATACCCCTGTAACTACAGCTCCTAAACGCATTCGCTTTGATGAGAATGGTAATGAAATTACTTATTAAAAAATATTTGAAATGCAAAATAAACAAATACCTAACAACCCTGAATTGGAAGAAGTTGTAATTGGCGGCATGCTCATGGAGCAAAGAGGAGTTACTGAATTTGTCGAGGTAGTAAAAGACACAAATGTTTTTTACAATTCAAAAAATGCTCTGATATACGATGCTATTCTCTCCTTGTACAAATCCTCACAAGCTGTGGATTTAATGACAGTTAGGTCAGAGTTACAAAGGACTGGAAAACTAAAAGAAGCAGGAGGAGGGGCTTACCTTGTGGAACTCACAGAGAAGGTATCGTCTTCAGCTCACATGCAATATCACGCCATGATTCTTATGCAATTGTACGTTAAGCGCAAGAGTATTGAGGTGGGAAACACTCTCGCAGACAATGCCTACGATGAAGATACTGACATATTCGAGTTGCTTGATAGTTCATACAAAGAGCTTGATAAAGTGTCTGATTGGTTGTCTATCAAACAACCCAAGGATATAGGAGATTACTTAACAGAAGTCCTTAAACCCAAATCTGAGCGTGCAGGCGTTCCTACTGCTGTACGAGACATAAACCTTAAACTCAATGGCTACCAACCGAGTGATCTTGTCATTATAGCAGGGCGCCCTGCCATGGGAAAGACAGCATACGCTCTTAGTGATGCTCTGCATCAAGCACGATTAGGCTACCCTGTAGGGATATTCTCCCTTGAAATGAGTGCAAGACAACTAACGGCAAGGCTCTTTGCCAATTACTCAGGGATAGATAGCAACAAGTTGGCTTTTGGCTCACTTACACAAAGTGAGATGGATGTTGCAGTAAGCCTCCGTCCTTCTTTCAATAAACTGCCCTTGTATATTGATGATGAACCCTTTCTTACACTATTATCTCTAAAAATTAAAGCAAAGAAGTGGGTAAGGGAAAGAAAAGTAAAAATCATTTACATTGACTACCTACAACTCATTAGTAATAACCAAAAGGGCCGCACACGAGACCAAGAAATTAGTGAAATATCCCGTACCCTCAAGGGGTTGGCTAAAGAGTTAGACATACCAATCATTGCCTTATCCCAGCTATCCCGCGGGGTCGAGACACGAGCAGATAAGCGCCCCATGCTTTCAGACCTCAGAGAATCGGGAGCCATAGAGCAGGATGCTGACAATGTACTATTCCTCTATCGCCCTGAATATTACGGAATACCACAATGGGAGGACGGATCACCTACAGCCAATGAAGTAGAGGTTATTATTTCAAAGTTTCGCAACGGCACAACAGGAGGAATAATTACGGGATGTCAGCTACAGTACATGCGATTTTTTGAACGAGGAGGGCAATATAACTCGTTCTTACAACAAGAAAATAATTTGCCAAAAATAGATCCTAAAAGTAACACACCTTTTTAAAATGAAAAGCACAAAATTTATAACAGAACTCAGAGTCCGCGGGCTGCAAATCACAGAGAAGGAAGCGGAGCACCTCATGGAAATAGCTGTATCTAATTACAGAGAAAATAAGGTAAAACCAATCCTTAAGCGAGAGAATATGGCTCATTATCTCATATTAGCTTTGGCCTTTTGTGATGCTACCCACGAGCTAATGTGTATGGTGGATGAAAGCAATCTAAAATACAAGTTCAAAAGCAACTTCAAGAACGTTAAAAAGTACAACGGAGAAGTAGTAGAAGAGTTTAACAAACTCAACAAACAAGATACTTCACTACTGAACGCTTTCAGAGCCTATGCAGATGATATATCAGAGTTGGTGTATCTACATTTAGACGGAATTAATAACAAAGACAAAGCAAATGAAAAAACAAACTGACACCCCATTAAGAGCATTTGAGGTAGCCGTAGATAGGCTGCTCATGGAATTTTGTGAAAAACACGATTTAACCTATGAATTTTCTGTAGGTAATGATAGTGTAGATATGTTCCTAATATCTGACTACTTCTTCAGTCTCTCAGATATATACTTTGACCTAAAGAGCAACCAACCCCAGTGCAAAATCATAGAGTGGTACGATTACCTCCTTGAGAATGAAGTGAACATTAACTACTATTCCTATTGCATGGGTTTGAGAAAGGAACAATTAAGTAAAAAGCAAAACGATTAAAATTTATAGTAGATGAATTTACACCTTACACTCAAGAAAAACTGGTTTGACCTTATTCTTTCAGGAGAGAAGAAGGAGGAATACAGAGAAATCAAACCTTACTGGGAAAAGCGGCTTATGGGAAAGACATACGATAAGGTCATCTTTCGTAATGGGTATGCTACCAATGCCCCACAATTTACAATAAAACTAAAAAGTATCACCCAAGGCATAGGAAAGAGCGAATGGGGTGCAGAAGAAGGAAAAATATACTTTGTACTTAGTTTAGGGGAAATTATTAACACTAAAAACATCAACAAATGAAAACAATCCAAGAACTCGTCCCACTTATCCAAGAGTGGGCAAAAGAAAGAAAAATCTATGAAGAGCTAACGCCTTTTGATGAACTCCTTAAGACACACGAGGAGGTTGGCGAGCTTATCAAAGCGTGTTATGACAATGATAAACCAGCTATCAAAGATGCGATAGGTGATGTACTAATTACCCTCATTAACTACTGCTATAAGAAAAGAATAGATGTATTAGAACAAATCAATGATGTTTTGAATTTTGAAAGAAAGCGAGCAGATAGCAAAGTGGTGTTAGCATTAAGCATTCAAGATAGTTTAACTCGTCTAATGAACGCTAATTTTAGATTATTAGGGATAGGAGGAGAAACTCCCTTTTTGTATTTTTATGAAATCATTACTATGATTGGTTATTTAGATGATATAGCTTTCTTAGAAAGCACCACCCTTGAAGAGTGCCTCAACATTGCCTACAACGAAATCAAAAACAGAACTGGGAAAATATCTAATGGTAAATTTGTGAAAGATGAATAAGCAAGAACTATTAAAGTGTTTAAAAGAGGCACTAACACACCTCTCAGAGGTTGAAAAACATACAAAATTTCATAATGAAATAATTAAAAAGCTCTATTTACAAGTTCCTCCTGAACTTAGTGAGGACAAAGAAATAGATAGCTTACTAAAAGAATTAGACAATCGCAATGAAGAGGTTGCTATAAGTTGGTCAATGTACTTGTTTAAAGGATAAATATATGAAAAATAACAACTACCCCTCTTGGCTTGTCCCATTGGAGATAGCCAAAGAACTCAAGGAAATAGGGTTTAATGAACCTTGTTTGGTAGAAAATGTTGAAACACATTCTGAGGATTATAACCTCATAGGTTTTGAAGAACAAATACCCTTTGATGTACATGTCATGTTAGAAGAAATAGTATTTGTAAAAAATCAAGACTTAAAAGATGAGTTTGGTATTTATAAAACTTTTGTTTTAAGAACTGCAATTCCTACATGGGAACAAATCTTTGAGTGGTTCAGAGAAAAAGGTTACCATGGCGTTATAGCCGCAAGAGGAGAAGATGGAGAGAATGAGTACTCCTATTGCATTGACTACCTCAATGAGTTGAGTAGTGACTTTGAGCAGGACAGCCACCTCACATATGAGGAAGCTCGTGAAGCCCTCGTAAAAGCACTCATACGAACCTATAAAAACGAACAACTATGAATAAAAAACTCATCGTCCTATCAGGAAAGAAAAGAGTAGGCAAGGACACCGTGGCCAACCTTTTCAACGATTACACCCAACGTAAATACGAACTAAGAGCCTTTGCCGAGCCCGTTAAAGAGATAGTGTCCCAAGCAGTAGGAACAAACTCATACAGGTTAGACCTTTTCAAGGAAAGCCGATTAGTAGATGTCAATGGTATATCGAGCAAGCTAACCATAAGGGAGCTGTACCGAAAGACAGCCGACTTTTACAAGGAACTTCTTGGGGAGGATATATTCGCAAAGCTGATGCTAAAGCGATTGGCGTATGAGAATTACGAATTTCCAAGGGTGATTATTACAGACATGCGTTTCAAAGTGGAGTACGAGCAAATGAAATTACTTGATCCTGTCTTCATTCGTGTGAAATGCAGAATGGGCAATATGGATACTCACCCTTCCGAAATAGACCTTGACGATGTGCCTGATTGTGATTTCCACTTTATCATAGACAATACATGCACACGTACCCAACTCAAGGAGCAAATACAAACCATCGTTAAAAAGTTGAAAATATGAAGATATACCTATCAGGAAAAATCAGCGGGACAGACCTTGACTATGTACGTCGCCTATTTGACAAGGTAGCCACCACCCTCCAAGCATTAGGTCACGAGGTTATCAATCCTCTCTGTAACGGGCTATCGGAAGCTAACCCATGGGAGGAGCATATAGCCAAAGACATCATCAACCTTATAGGTTGCGAGGGGATCTATATGCTACAAGGTTGGGAGGATAGCCAAGGGGCAAGAATTGAGCATGCTGTAGCCAAAGAAATAGGACTAAAAGTGATGTATGAATAATCATTAGCGACCAGCGTATTCCTTTAATTACTGGTCGCTAATTATTAAATTAACAAAATGAAATATATTTATACCTACATTTGAAAGTATAAATGTAACTATAAATCGTGTAACAAATGTTACACACTTTCAATTTGTTATATAAAAAAATTGCATGATAATTCAAATATATTTTGTATCTTTGCGCTTTGATAAATATTAACAGAATAGACTAACAAGGAATAAAGACAACATGGAGAATTTAATAACCATCCGTCAAGGAATTACAAGTAGAAAAACAATTACAAGTCTTGAGCTTGTAGAACAAATTAACCTATTCAGAAAAGAAGAAGGTAAGGAAACGGAACTAAGACACGACACCATGCTTTCTATTATCAGAGATGAATTTGAAGAAGAAATCTCACTCCAAAAAATTTTGGAGTCAAAATACAAGAATGAACGGGGGCGGGAATATCCTATGTTTGAACTCACTATCACACAAGGAAAACAAGTTTTATTAAGAGAGAGTAAGTTTGTCCGCAGGCATGTAGTAGCGTGGTTGGAGAGCATGGAGGAGAGAAGCAAACCAATGACAGCAGGAGAATTATTAATGGCGCAAGCACAAGGAATGATAGCTTTAGAGAAAGCTCAACAAGTACAAGCCCAACAGATAGCATTACAGAACGAGCGCCTTACAAAAATAGAAGCCAAGATAACCACCAAAAACGAGGATTATTTCACTATTTCAGGATACAGCAATATTGTAGGAAGAAGAGTACCACTGCAACAGGCTATTTCAATGGGTAAGAAAGCAGCCAAATTGTGCATACAAAGAGAAATTCCCATGGGAAGTGAATACGATGCTAAATATGGATTTGTAAAGAGCTATCCTACTGAAATCTTAAAAGAAGTATTTGCAAACAACTAAATCTAATCCCATGTACCAAGAAAGCCAACTACAACAAATGTGCGTGCGATATTTTCGATACAAATACCCGCAGTACCTTATCTATGCCGTTCCTAATGGCGGATTGCGCAACAGTGCAGAAGCAAAAAGACTCAAGGCTGAGGGGGTACTCGCAGGGGTTGCAGACCTAAATGTATTACTTCCTGATGGAAAGATAATTTACATTGAGATGAAAATCAAAGGAAATAAACAGACAGAGCATCAAAAAGCCTTTCAACAAAAAGCCGAGGCGCTCGGATATAAGTACTATGTATGCTACAGCTTTGACGAGTTTAAGGCAATCATAGAAGATGAACTAAACACCACTGACAACTAACAACTGACAACTGATATACCATGCTTGAAAAGATAAAAACAGCCATAGAAGACACCACCACGGAAGCCATAGCAAGTCGTACAATTTACCTCAAGCTATTTTGTGGCTTGGCGTGTAAGCACTCCCTATCCTCACAAAAGGATATAGCCGCTTTCTTGGGCATTTCCCCAGCAAGCGTGGGTTATTACCGCAAGGAACATAGCAGCATGCTAATGGTTACTGAGTACCAAAAACTATACCAAGCCGTGGAAAAGAAGATATTATAACGTTTTTCATTCGTATTTTTTGATGTGTTATTCATTGGCACCACTCCTGATTTAGGAGTGGTGTTTTTTTATTCCTCTTTCTTGTCTTGCTCGTACTGCTCCTTTTATTGCAAGGTATCAGAACAAAAAAAACACAAAGAAAATACAAAGAAAAAACAAACGACGATAACAGCCCTTTGCGACCTATATCGTACCTTTGCCTTGATAATTAAGGCAAAATGGCATGGAAAGCAGAATAGGTAACCTCATTGATATTGATTGGAGAAATAACCTACACGACCTCCAACCTGAAAATATAAAAACTCCCACCAACTTAAATTTTCTCAAGGAAAGCCTCGTAAAACATGGCTTTGCCTTGCCTTTTGCTGTATGGAACGATCAAGGAAAATATTATTGTATTGACGGACATACCCGCAAACAAGTACTATCCGAACTTGTCAGCGAGGGGGTAAGTGTCCCTACTCATCTAAAAGCCTTTGAGATATTAGCTAAAGATCGCAAAGAAGCAGTGGAAATACTCCTTGAAGTCTATAATCAAAAACACAATCCTTTTGTCAAAGATACTCTTACAGAGTGGGTAAAGGTAGAAGAGGTACAGGTCAATATTGAAAGTCTTCATGTAGAGACCCTATCAGAGCAAGACCCTAACGATATAAATATCAAACAAGAAAAGAAAGTTTGGGTACCTGATTGCCTTTTTCCCTCTAACAATCCCTATGATATTCCTACATTATTACCACATACACAGCCTATTTATGTAGATGTCCCTTTGCGCCCATACGGAGCTGAAAAAAGGAGTAAGCAAGGCGTGGGTACTTATCATTTTTACGTTGATGATTACCGTTTTGAGGCTATTTGGGACAATCCCTCAGCGATCATAGAATCAGGGTGTAAGAATATCGTTGAGCCTAATTGTAGTTTATACGAAACCACCCCTATCAGTTATGGGATATTCCAAATCTACAAAAAGCGTTGGATTGCTCGTTTCTTACAGGATTACAATATAAACATATTCGTTGATTTGAATGTAACAGAGAAATTTGCCTCTTATAACAGAATGGGCATTCCTGAAGGTTACAACGCTTTTTTCACTCGTGGTTACGAATCACGCCTTAATAACTTAGAAAAGGAACTTATCATCGCTCAGGAAATATCAGGACTTGACAATCCGAACCTTGTTGTATATGGAGGGGGTAAAAAAGCTAAAGAGTTTTGTTACAAGAAGAACCTTACTTGTATCAGTGAAACCACCTTAGATATATGATCCTATGGGCAAATCATCAGGCGGGATTAGGAATACTAACAAGCCTAAATCAAAAATCAGCAAAGAGAGCAAAGAGGAGGCAAGAGAACGAGAATTACAAAAGCTCAACGCACCCTATAGGGAGATATACAAAGCAAAGAACGGAGCCTCAGTATCGGTAAGCCCTTATGCAGATAGAAAGGACTTACAAGAGAATATCACAACCGCCAAGGTAATAGCCGACGAATTAGGAATAAGTGTAAAGATACGTCCTCACTTGATTTTAGAAGGTTACAAAAATCCAGAATATGAGATAAAGGGGCTTAAAGCAGATAGAAAAGATACCAGTTCCTATAACGGAATAAAGAAAAACTTAGAATATGCAAAAGCACAAGGGATAGAAGCTATTGTTTATGATATTACAAAGTTTAAGGAATGGACGCCTAATGATATTGCAAGAAATTTAAAAGGTAAGATCTTAAACTATAAAGGAGCTGATTTTTTAAAAGAAGTGTTTTTTGTCAACAGCTCAAAAGCTGTTTCGTTTGCTAAACAAGATATATTAGATAACTATAGTTCGGTAGTTAATAAGATTGAAAAATTGCAATGAAAAAGCTCTAATAAGAGGGTTTAATCATCTCATTAGAGCTTTAGTGGTAGCGGCAGGAGCGCCCTCCCCCCGCGGCTTGTAAAGGATAGCCTATTACGGCACAAAGATACAAAATATTTTTCTAACCACAAATATTTTTTAAATAAAATGGGAAAATCATCAGGAGGCATAAGGAATGATAGCCGTAACGATATCATAATGCAAAAAGGAGGAGGTACGCCCTCCAGTGTTAAGAATATAGGTAGTATCAAAGATATTACCGACAAAAAAGCTAATCGTGAGGTAAAGCGTGCTATATCAAAGTATCACTCACGAATAGGGCTTAATACTCGTGAAGTCAAACTGGCAGACCTAAAAAATGCTTATGGGATCGCTGTTATATCCAATAATTCAGGTACGGTGTATCTCAATCGTAAATCATTCAACAACAGCAAAGCCATGGTAAAATCCAAGAAGGAAGAATACAAAGCAGGGCTAAAGGTTAAAACCAACAAAGCCATTCAGCATACCACTATACACGAACTGGCTCATACCACTTGGACAAATCGACATACAGGAGACAAACACAAGAAAGCGGGTAAGGAGATAAAAGCCCTCTATAAACAATACACCAAAACAAAATCTAATGTATTAGGAGGGTATGCACGCCAAAATGTCAATGAGTTTTATGCTGAAGGAATGAGCAAAGCTATATTAGGTAAAAAAGACCCCTACTCTAAAAAGCTATTGGAAATCACCAAAAAGTATAAGTTATAAAACACTTGCTATATATGTAATACTCTAAATAGAACAAACAATGATTTTAAAAAAAGACATCTTAAACAGAGCCTATCAAAGACATACCCAAATGGGAGGAAAAGCAAAATCTGTAGAAGCATTTGCGAAATTAGTGGTAGCAGGACTTAACATCATTCAGGTAGAGGAGGAAGAAAACGAACAAGGGCTGTTCATCTCTCACGTCTATTCTGAAAAGGAACAAGAACAACTATCAGCAGGTATTGACTATAAAAACGAATTAGAAGAAGAAACAGACGAATAATGACAAACACTCCGAAAAATAGACAAACATGGATACTTGACTCTCTGAAAAGCGAGCCGAGTTTGTCATATTCGGAAGTGTGGGGTAAATATGAGGTAAAGTGGGGTAAGGGTAAAACTACCTTTGATAAGGACTGGAAACAAGCTCAAAGACAGCACCAAGAGTATCAAAAACAAGCCCAGCAGGTTAAGTTAAAGCAATCCCTCGCTACTGAAAAAGAAGCAGTAAAAAGGGGTCTTAAAACCAAAATAGACCGTATCACTATTTTACAAAATCAGATTGATAATCTTTTAGAGCGATTGGAAAAAGGTACTCACCCACAAGAGATACGATCCCACGAAGGACAAATACAAAGATACGAACGAACTCTCACGCCCTCAGAGATAACAGCCTATAACCGTACTATTCGTGAGTTGCAGTCTGAAATATCCAAAATGGAAGGGGATTATATTAACAATAACAAACTGGACATCACCACCGCTGGCAGCCCATTATCTCAAGGGATCACCATAGAAGTAATAGACAAGCGAGAACAAGTACGAACTGATGATAATACAGACAACTAACATATATACGAAAGTAGATAATGCAATTAAGCAAGGATATACTACTGTATCAGCGCAAGGTAGTAGCCGTAGTTCCAAAACCTATAATATCCTGATTTGGCTTATCATCTATTGCTTATCGCACCCTAAGACACGTCTTTCTATTGTCCGTGCCACCTTGCCCGCTCTCAAAGGCTCTGTATTTGTCGATTTCAAGGAGATATTATACAAGCTAAATGTATTTGATGAAAACAGTATCAATAAATCTGAAATGATATACACCTTTGCTAATGGTTCATGGGTAGAGTTCTTCTCCACAGACAGCGAGCAGAAGCTCCGAGGGCGCAAGCGTGATGTATTGTATGTAAATGAAGCTAACGAACTCAAGTTTATCGAGTTCCAACAGCTGAAAATGCGCACCACTCAATTCTCTATTGTGGATTATAACCCCTCCTTCTCTGATGACCATTGGCTTTGCGAGCTGAACAAAGACCCTCGTACCTATCACTTTATATCCACTTATAAGGATAACCCATTCTTGGAACAAACGATTATTGACGAGATAGAGAGCTTGCAGCACAAAAACCGCTCTTTGTGGCAGGTATATGGATTAGGACAGCAAGCAATGATTGAAGGGCTTATCTTTGAAAAGGTTACCATTGTGGAGGATATACCTATTTGGGCAAAGAAACGTTACTTAGGTCTTGACTTTGGTTTTACTCACGACCCTACCGCTATCGTGGAGGTGGCTTTTTTAGATAACAAGGTATATCTCAACGAAATATGCTATCAAACGCAAATGCTCACCAGCGATATTATCCAAGCCCTTCGGCAGCACCGCTCCTATAAGATTATATCCGAGAGTGCTGACCCCCGCTTGGTAAAGGAAATAAAGAATGCAGGCTATAACATCATCGCAGTAACCAAAGGGCAAGGCTCGGTTATGGAAGGGCTTACCAAGATGTTAGAGTATGAAATATGTATCACCCAAAGGAGTGAGAACATCATCAAAGAGTTTAAGAATTACACCTATGCACAGGATAAAAGTGGTGCTTTCCTCAATGTACCTATTGATGCTTTTAACCACGCTATTGATGCCACAAGGTACGTATTCTTAGAAGAAATATTAGGACAAAACCGCAAGAGAAAAGACCTAACAGGAATATTTTATTAATGACTAATGACAAGTGACTAACGACTAATACCTAATGAAAATCAACGGTACAGACATACAGACCTTACATGCTAAGTTGGTAGAGGGTTCATTAGCGAGCTTGCTATCCTATCCTGCCTTGAAGTCTTTGAACAAAAATGACTGGGCAGAGGAAAGCGGCACGGAATATGACCTTTCAGCCCCGCAGCTATCTGCTAAGGAAATTACCATACAGCTGTTATTACCTGAAAGTCAATATCCCAATTTGGTAACGCTCCTTTCAGCCCGTACCTATGCTAATTATGCCTTTGACTTTATCAACCTAACCTACCGCTTGCGATTGGTTGGTCTTAGTAAAACCCAAGTCGTTGGAGGCTATGTAACAGCTGATATTCGTCTTTCTGATGATTTTCCCTTACAAGGATATATCTATCAAGCACCAACGCTAACCGCTCATAATGTAGAGACATATATTGACGGCAAAAACCTAATCCTGTATGGTATAACCCTATTGGAGGGAACACAACAAGAGCTTATCACAGCAGGCAATGTCAAAACACCTTATACAGCTCAAAATAGCACTATGAGTGGTCTTATAGCCGATGATGTGCCTATATACTTTCAGGAACGCACCGCAACGCTCAAATGCTTTATGTATTTGCCGATAACTGATTTTATCAAAGGATATTTTGCCTTACTCTATGACCTTGTAGGACCAGGAGAACGCACCCTAAGCTATCAAGGGAAATCTTATAAGTGTATCTATAAAGACGGCAAAATTACCGAACTCTATATTGACGACCCGCTTATATGGATCAAGTTTGATTTACAACTAACAATTATCTAACACCATGCAACTACACTTTAACAGCACATATATAGATGTCCTCCCTACCGATGAGAGCTACCGATACCGCTCCATTATGGGGGAGCATACCCTTAACCTATACTTTGCCTTACCTACTTACACTGAAATACCTACTGGGGCATGGTGTGAGTTTCAAGGGGAACGCTATACCCTCAATCAGCCTGCTAAAGTGGTGAAGCATAACAGCAGACACTTTGAATATACCCTTACCATGGACAGCGAGGGGGCAAACCTGAAGAATTACAAGTTTCGTAATCCTAACGATAAGACCCTTAAGTTTCCTTTTACAGCATCTCCTCGCTACCATATTCAGATATTGGTAGATTGCCTCAATATGATAGATAGCGGGTGGCAGGTAGGAACTACTATAGAAGCCTCCGAAAAACTCGTTTCTTACAATCACAACAACTGCCTTGAAGCCTTAGACATGATCGCCAAAGCCTTTGAGACAGAATACGAAATTATAGGTAAGACCATACACCTCCACAAGGTAGAATATTTCAAAGACAATCACTTACCACTCCAATATGGCAAGGGAAAAGGTTTTAAGACAGGGGTAAGTCGTACCACAGAGCAAAGTCGTATTACACGCCTCTATGTACAAGGAGGGGAACGCAATATTGACCGCTCCAAGTATGGCAACAAGGAATTATTGCTACCCAAATCACAAGAGTATGTATATGAAGGGGTAACCTTTGTTTCAGATGACAAGGGGCTATCAATAGCTATCAAGAATGCGCAAAACAACGGCTTTATCAACGAACAAAGCCTTGACCTTTCCCATATATACCCAAGTCGCAAAGGGACTATATCGGCCGTGTTTGAAGTGGATAGAGATAAACACTTCTACGACTTTGCCGACACAACCATACCTGAAGCGTTGAACTTTGCTGACCTCCAAATCAAAGGGGAAAAGATGGTGATATACTTTGAAAGTGGTATGTTATCAGGGCGTGAGTTTGAGATTAGCCGTTACGAGCATAGCAGCGGTTACAACCATAGCACACGCCGCTTTGAGATAGTTCCTAAGGAAGAGGACGGCACTACCATGCCGAATGATATATTTAAACCTGCTATAGGAGACCAATATTCTGTATATAACATGCACTTACCTGCTGCCTATATTTGCGACAATGACACCAAAACGGGCGCCAGTTGGGAGATGATGAAGGAAGCATGTAAATACTTGTATGAAAATAGAACAGACATGTTCACTTTCACTGGTGATTTAGACGGAATATGGGCAAAAAAGAACTGGGTAAATGTAGGAGGGCGTCTAAAAATGGGGGCTTATATCAATTTTTCAGACACCGAATTTCAACGTACCCCCGTGGCTATCCGTGTCGTAGGGCTTAAAGAGTATGTCAATAACCCTTACAGCCCTCAAATAGAGTTATCCAACAAGGTACAAGGGCAATCTTTTTCCTCTGAAATACGCAAACTCCAAAATCAAGAGGTATATTTTGGAGAACTCAACAAGAAAGCTATATCCGAGACTAAAAGAAGTTGGCGCAATGCCTTAGAGACCATCAAGCAGGTAGAAGAAGCCTTTCCTGAATACACCAAGAGTATCATTCCTGCCACGGTGCAAACAATGATGGCTTTGATAGGGAACAAATCAGGACAATTTGCCTTTGTGGCCAACAAGACCAACCCTATCACCGTACCCCATACCTTGTACTTTGATAGGAACAACAAGCAAGTCAATGCTGGCAGTGGTTGGATCAAGCATTACACCCTTGGCACCACAGACATCAAACCAAGCCACTCCGCGGCTGATTATAAGTATTGGTATGTTTCCTCTTTTGTATCAGGTAGGTTGGACGATAAGGCTAAAACCTATTACCTCTACATCAAGGCCAATAAGGCTATAGAGACAGCCGAGTTTGTCCTCTCCGAAACCAAGATTGGCATGGAGCAAGAAGCGGGCTTTTACCACTTTCTATATGCCACAGTCAACTCTGAGTACGACGGAGAGCGAGGAATAGCCCAACTCAATGGATTTACCGAGATTACAGGCGGGCAAATGGTAACCAATCGTATTGCTTCAGGTAACGGACAGCAGTTTATAGCCCTTTACGACGACCGAATAGAGATAAACGCACACCTCCAAATCTCAGAAAGTAACAAATTAGAGTTTAAGCAGCTCGTTAATCCTGATTTGCAGTCATTGGAGAATAGGTTAAAACAGTACTCTAATGAAAATAATGCAAAAGGAGAGATATACCTAAGAGGTACAGGATTAAACAGACACGCTGCACCTATTATTCAGATTAATGGACAAAATGTAGTTCCTGAAAATTACAGAGGTTTATATCTCGCTGTTATTCGTCGTTCAGATTTGCAAGTAATATTCCAGCAAAGTTATGATACTTATGGATCTACTGAAGAAAGAAAAGCATTAGCAGATAAACTAAATACCCTTAATAGTGATGTATTAGTTACATTAGTTTCAAGAGATGCTGCGTTTGTAGATCCATACATATTAGGTACTGATGAATTGAAAAACGCTCTCATTCGTTGTGGGGCTAATGATGACAACTCAAAATACGTTACAAGAATGCCATACGCCTTTTTAGGTATTCCAAATATTGGCAAGGGTAATGGTATAGAAGTTTATACATCAAATACAGGAAACGCTCCCTACGCTGAAATTGCTACTAAAATCATCAATGGCACACCACAAGGGATGAATAGTTCTTTCAGTGGTATGCTACAAACAGCTAAAACCGCTACTGAAGCCTATGCACGAGCACAAGCGGACTTACTCAAGTTACAAGCCATAGCAGAAGCTAATCGCAATGCTGGATTAGCTATTACAGCCGAACAACAAGCACGTATCCAAGAGGCAGAACGGAACTTGCAAGCAGCTAAGGCACATGCTGAGCGGGAAGTGAGTAAAATTAATATTGGAGGTCGTAATCTTGTATTAAGTTCCAAAGACAAGCGCATATTAAGAGGTTATACGGGTATATTTTATTTACTTTCAGATACAGTCAAGCCTAACGAGCAATATGTTTTTTCTTGTATGTCTGAAAGAAATGGAGCAATTGTTGCTTATTTCTCAAATGAACTTGGAGGAGAAAGACAATATATATCAGGAAACATTCAATGGGGTAAGAATGTCGATTTAGTAACTCCTAACAGAGCATGGAGAGGTATAACTATATTTCACGAGGTTCATGGCATTATTCCTACCCCTACATCATCTATTGAACTTGTAAAACTTGAACGTGGCAATAAACCTACTGACTGGTCACCTGCCCCTGAAGATGTGGAAAACCAAATTGCTAATATCAATTCCGATTTAGAGATTATCAGAAGAAACGCTGCACGAATTGAAGACTTAGAAAATAAGAACAAGGCTAAAACTGATGAGCGTATCGGCAAACTTGACCAAAAGACTGCCTTCCTTAACGACACACAGATAGCAGGCAATGTGGTAGCCACTGGTACAATGATTGTAGGTAACACTACAGGCACACAAGCGGGTATCACTGGGGTAGGAAATGCTACTAATGAGGTACGCTTTTGGGCAGGCAGCGAGTTTGGAGGTAGGTATGCCGCCCCTTTTATGGTGTTACAAGACGGAACCGTATATGCTACTAAGGCGAATATATCAGGAGAGGTTAATGCTACAAGTGGGAGCTTTACAGGTACATTCAAAACGCCTTTTAAACAATTGTTTGATAAATATATTTTTGGTGGATATATGCAGAAAAACGATATAGATGGTTATTATTTTATCACTCCTAATATAGGTATTTTTGACTTCAAACTTCCAACTGGTAACGAATATAACGGTATCATCGTTAAGATGTTTATGAGAGATGATTCTGTAAATAATAAAGATATTCTCAGACTAACAGTAAAAACATCTAATGGGAAACCCATAAGAGCATATATGACAGGAAAATTAAATAGCATTGATTTTGACCCTGGAGATTATTGTGAATTAGTTAATGTTGGAGGTTATGATTGGTTTCTAACATATTATTATGATGCAACAGTTTAAAAAACATGATATAGTAACAACTCAAAAACTTTATAAAATGCAAATCATTCAACAAACAACGCGTATCAATGCGCAAGAAGAAGTACAAGGCACAATCGTGATGTACTCCTACGAATTTGAGAAAGGACAAAACCCTTACGTGATAACATTCACAGCCTCTCGTAAGGGCGTGGATAATCCTTATGGTGTTCCCATTCAAGGGACTGTAACCGAGAGTAGTTTTAACATAAACAACTCCAACTCTCAACCCTCGGATATTGAGCTGTACAGACATATTTATGATGTTTGTTTAGGCCTTATCAAAGGAGAAAACACTGAAAAACCAAAAGCCAATGGTAAGGAAAAATAAGTTTCTCGTACCAAAAGGGTATAGGGCAATCACCCTATATCCTTTCATCTTCGTTCGTAACAACAGTGATAAGTACGATAAAGAGCTTATCAATCACGAACGTATCCACTTGCGACAGCAGTTAGAGACCCTGATACTCCTCTTTGCCATTTGGTATTTTCTTGATTTTCTTTTCAAGTATTTACGCTATCGCAATTGGGATAAGGCTTACCGCAATATCATCTTTGAAAGGGAAGCCTATGCCAACCAAAGCAACCTTGACTACCTCAAGGTAAGGGGTATGTGGTGGTTTTGGGGACAATAACCAAAGACTAATGACAAACAACTAACCGTTAATTAGCAATGACAATACAAGAACTAAACGCTCTTCCTGAAAGTGAGCGTATCACCCAGCTCAAGAAATCCCCAGCCAAGCGCCCCGATACACAGTCGCTTATCAAGGATTGGGATTATACCCAGCACGATGTTTTTGACGAGGAATTACGCCCCAAGCGTAAGGTGCTCGTAAAAGAACAAGAAGAAAACAAAGATGGCACTATCAAGTCTCCCGCTCAATTCAAGTGGGAGGACGTCAATCGTATGGCTTTACCATTAGAGCAGGACATCGTCAATATACATACAGCATTCACAGTAGGCACACCCCCTAAGATCACAGCCAACGCTACCGAAGCTGCCGAACAGGAGCTTATGGAGCTGCTCGACAGAATTCATCAAAAGAACAAACTCCCTTATGATAACAAGCGCTTGGTGCGTTCGTGGTTTGCAGAGTGTGAGGTAGCCGAATATTGGTATGTAAAACCTGCTAAAGAGGACGATCCTAACCCTACCTATAGGCTTAAGTCTATGATTTGGTCGCCTTTCCGTGGGGATACACTCTATCCTTACTATGATGAGTATGGTGATTTGATTGCTTTCTCTCGTGAGTACAACAAAACAGATAGCAAAGGCATACAATCTACTCGTCTTATGGTAGTGGATAACCAAAATGTAACTATCTATAGCAATGGCACCCAAATAGAGCAGTACCCACACGGATTTTCAAAGATCCCTATTATCTATATGAAGCGAGAACGCCCATTGTGTGATAAGATACGCACCCTCCGTAATCGCTTGGAAGTGCTGCTATCCAACTTTGCCGATTGCCTTGATTACAATTTCTATCCGAAAATGGTTGCTTCAGGTGAAGTCGTAGGCGTACGCAATAAAGGAATGACAAGTGAGATAATCCAACTTGAAAACGATGCTCAGGTATCCTACCTCACTTGGCAGCAGTCCCCAGATATGGCTAAGTTAGAGTTTGATAACCTTACCTCTCGTTGTTATGCCCTTACTAACACCCCGCAAATCACCTTTGAAGCCTTGCAGGGTCTCGGAAATACCTTGAGTGGGAAGGCTTTCAAGTTTATGTTTATGGGTACACACATGGCAGTAAGCAACCATGCCGAGACCATAGAAGAGTTTTTACAGCGCCGTATTAACTTCCTCCTATCAGCTATTGGCAGTCTTATCCCTAAGTATGCCCCAGTGGCCAAGCGGCTACAGGTCAATATAGAGATTGTCCCTTATATGATAGACAGCCTTACCGAACGTATAGCTGATGCTGTTAGTGCTGTACAAGGAGGAGTAGCCTCGCTCAAGGAGGGAATAATATTGGCAGGTATTACCGACAAGGTAGATGAAGAACTCGCCCAAATAGAGAAAGAAAAAGGAAAAGATGTGTTTAGTGACTAACGACAAATGACGAAACCTTAATCACTGAAAAAATATGGACTTAGAACAGTGGAACGAATATCACCAAAATCAAACCGAGAAAGATGTATCCAAGCTCTTACAGCTATTGGACGAGGTGCTTAAAATGGCCGTGCTGTATTATGGCATGCAGGCGTTGAACAAGGGAAGTGATTTATTTACCTTTGCTCTATATCCCGTGCTTAATAAAAAGATAAACAGCCTTTTTGAGCGCTTCCAAAATACCTTTTCTCAAAAGATGAATTTCTATGTAGATAAGCACTACAATATTTCTCATAACAAGTTCAAGGATGTTTTTGGAGAGGCGCTAACGTCAGGCAAAGCGGCTACATATACCCCTGCCAGTGTAAGGAAGCATTTACCCATGGAGGGCGTTCGCTCGGCTCGTGTATGGAACCTATCTAAGCAGTATCGCACCGAGATAGAAATGGCCTTGGATATAGCTATTTCAGAAGGCACACCTGCCAACGAATTAGCCTCCACACTCAAGAAGTATCTACGCAATCCTGATAGTCTATTTCGTCGTTATCGTGATAAAAATGGGGTGTTACAGCTATCTAAGAAAGCTAAGGAATACCACAGCGGGCAAGGGGTGTATCGCTCTGCCTACAAGAATGCCGAGCGCCTGGCACGTACTGAAATCAATATTGCCTATCGCAAGGCTGATATAGAGCGCTGGCAGTCTATGGACATGATAGCAGGGTATGAAATCAAGCGTAGCCGACACCCCTACGGCTGTGAGATCTGTGACATGATGAAAGGGGTCTATCCCAAGAGCTTCGTATGGGTAGGCAATCACCCTAATTGCCGTTGTTATATGACCCCAATTTTCAAGGCCGACCTAAAGGGAAAAGAGCTTATATTAAACCCTAAGCTGACAAACTGGATAGCCTACAATGAGGAGAAAATCACAACCGCAAGTAGTGTGCCGATGTTTCTGTGGGGAGTAGATGTATAAAAGGGAATAAACTCAAAAAAGTAGATACAAATACAATCACTATAATTCTTTAATTCTTTTGAGTCTTTCAATGTAATAATTCTTGAGGTTTAGCAAGTCCTCATCTGTGAATTTATTGCGCCCCAATTGTAACCTTTTATGGGTAGTAGTAGATAAGGCCTTACCTATAGCAGCAGCAACCTGCCTATCTGATAACTCTAATAGTTCAATGATATAAAGTACTTTTTCTTGTGCTGTCATAATCCTTGCATTTGTGTTAGTTCCCAATCAAGATACGCCTTGTACCATTGCCACGCCTCCTCTATGAATTGCTCAACAGAAATAATAGGGGCGTATATGCCCCCTGTGCTTATTACATTATTCTGAATAACCACAAATCTAAATTGTTCAAGTTCATCATATACGAATAGTTGCTGTGGCATGGCTCTATATATGTCATTGAGCCGTACAATCTCGCTATTCTCCTCAATTACCATTATAAGGCTCATATAGTGAGGAGAGTAGATATAGGTAAGGTCATAATTAGGTACAATGGGGTTGCACGCTAATAAGAACTTAGGTATAACCATGTTGGCTACCTCATATTTTTGATTAAAAATGTCGTCTGTATTCATAAATATATTTTTTAAGCCCTCAATTAAGAGGGCTTGTTGTTAAACAAATTTATATTTTGTCAAATGTAATCTACCCCCCCCCCAACTTTGAACTTACTAACTTTCTCTCCATAATAATCAATAGGCTTGTCAAGTGTTATTGTAGATGCTTGATGTCCATCGCAATCGTATTGATGAGCACTATATCCACATGTCATCTTAGGGAGTTGCCATACCCCCCAATTCATAGAATTGAGATACAACAATATTCTTCTAATATTTTCTATATTTGCATCAAAAACTTTGCCCTCTTTAATTTCGTTTTCAAGCGCACGAAAATCGGCTTCAAGGCTTTGTTTAGCTTGCTCGTTCTGCTTTTTTTTCTCTTGGTCTGCATTTTTGCAGAACTCGCAATACTTAGTATAAGCTTCAATTATGTTCTGCTCGGTAACATCTCTTTCTATATCAATACTGAATATAGGGAGAGATGTAAAGTTCTGTGTTTCTACCCTTTCAAAGGGTACCTCATTAACTCGTGGGTAACCTTGCTCTCTCTTTCTAAAAGTAACATTATCAGCTACAATGTAAGTGTAGCTTTTTGTTGTGTAAAAATCTATTTTCATTATTCTTGACTTTAGTTGTTATACTTTATTGATAAATTCTTTTGCGCTTTCAAAGGTAAATTTTTTAGAATAAAATTCTTTTGAGTACTTTTTATTTGACTTTACAAAAGCATAATAGTCTTTTAATAGCTTCTTATTTGACTTTACAAAGTCAAGTACTTCTTGGCTACCCTCTTTATTGGCTGATAACTTAGCCTTACTTGCTGCTGCCTTGCGCTCTGCTGCCTGCTCTCTTCTCTCTATTTCATTAGAAAGATTGGTTACATACGCTTCATTCTTCTGTAATTCATAAGCTATTACCCATAGTTGTTTATCAGAGAAGAAGTCTTTTAAGTTCTCAGTGATGATCTTATGAGCTAATGAACCTTGTGGTAAATATTCTGATATTCTATTTCTCTCTGATTGGGCAACTTGTCTACTGCTTTCTTTTATGTAATCACCTATTGAACTAATAGTAGATACACTTGGGTTAATATAACTTACATCATTATAGATGTCTTTAATTGTAATAGTTCTCATTTTGTTTAAATTTTATTTGTTACACTTATTTCTTTTTGACACTGCAAAGATACGAATTTATTTTTATTGCGCAATAAAATATATTACTTTTTTACTCTTTGATGTAGTTAAACTTTTCTTAATGGAAAAGATAAGTAAAAAAACAAAAAAAACACAAAGAAAATACAAACATTACACAAACTACTATAGAGCTTATTTATAAGTCCTTGCGTACCTTTGCATATAATAATATCGTTTTTTATGTTCAAAGAAAAAATTTTACAACTGCTTAAAACTAAGTATAACCACTTAGGGTTGAGCGGGCAAGTACTTGAGGGAGTGGCGGCTAACTTGAGCGCTTATGTAACAGAAGAAAGCCAAGTAGAACCTGCTACTGCGGGGGCTGAGGCTATGCTTAAGTTGTTCCAGTCTTATGCTGATAATCGGGTCAATACTTTCAAGGCTGAAAGTGAGAAGTACAAGAAGGAAGCGGACGATTGGAAGGCAAAAGCAGAGAAAAGCAACGAACCTACTCCCGCTCCATCTGCGGGCAATCAGGGCAATGTTGAAATGAGTGCAATTATTGAGAAACTCAATACCTTGCAAAATAGCTTTGCCGAGTTTCAAAAAGGTAGAGCTGCCGAGAGCCTTAAGGAGCAATTCGTAAGGCTGATGAAAGAAAAGAATATCCCAGAAAGCTACTATTCACATTCGCTCGTGGGGCGTGATTTTGCTGATACCTCCGCAGTGGAGACTTTAGCTAATGCTGTAACAGAGGGCTTTGGCAAGCAAGAGCAGGAGCTTTCAGCACGTGGATTTTCTTACTCCAAAGCGCCTGATACCCCTGACGATCCTCAGAAAGAGGAGGAGGCTATTGCTAATCTCATTGAGCAAGAAACCGAGAAACTAACGACAAGTAACAAGTGACAAACCACTAATCATTAAAAAAGATGCCAGCAGGAATTAAGTATGACCTTAAGGGTCAAGAGGTAGAGAAAGAACTCTACAACGTAAAATCAGGCTACCGCTTAGCAGGAGGGTTCAATATTAATGATAGCGATATAGATGACGGACAATATATCCCTGTCTTAGCCCCCTTAGCGGTAGATTTTAAGACACGCACAGCCAAAGTCTCTAAGTCCGTAAAGGCTGTGGAAGCGATTAATGCTACCACACTCAAGGTACAGAAAGGGAGCTTTGCCAAAGTAAACATGCACCTTGGTAATGGTACGAAAGGCGCAACCATTTCAGCCATCGACACTACCAATGCCGATTATGACACTCTTACCTTGTCAGCTACCATTGCTGACGTAAAAGATGGTGATGTCCTCTTTGAGGCTAAAACCGCTAATGGGAAGGAAGTCAAAAACCCAGCTAATTTCCTTAACTATGCAAGGGTGAAGAAGGAAGCAGGGGCAACTGTTACCGCTTTGGGGCAGGCGTATGAAATCCAAACCAACAAGCTCTATGTACCTGTATCCGATAAGGATAAGGAGACCCTTGGAGCAAGATTTATGTTTATCTAAAAACCAGTAGAACAATGATTTTAACTTTAGAAAGACTCTTTAACAGCCCTCAAATCATCAGAGCGGTGATTAATAGGGTGATACAGACCACTGCCGATACGGTGGTATGGAAGCGTTATTTTGACTTTGAGGAGACCAAAGCACGCTTGTTCAAAACCTACATCGGCACCGTTACAGGAGTGGTAATGGGGTCTGTGATTGACAAGAATTCAGGCAAGCCTATTCGTGAACGTAGAACCCTCGGTAGCGGTACGGGTGAGGTTGCTGACTTGGGGAACTCCTTTCAGTTGGACAATGAGCGCCTTAGTATCATCAAGCAGCTCACAGACAAATACAACCAAGCAGGAGCAGGACAAGCTGCGGTGATGAACGAGATTATCAACTTCTTAGCCGACGATATTCGTCAATGTACATTGGCTCCTCACAAGCGCATGGACTATTTGGTAGGGCAACTCATTTCTACGGGTAAGGGAGAGGTTAAGTTGAACGACAACAAAGAAGGGGTTTCTCTTATTGACATGGATTTGCCCGTGATGAAGTTTGACCCTACCTCCGCTGAGAAAACCAAATTCATTAGCTATTTGCAGAAAGTAGTCAATGAAACTCGTACCAAGGTAGGTGTTTTTACTGCTATGGAAATGACTCGCACCACTTTCAACAATCGTGTGATTGCCTCCAACGAGTTCAAGGACACCTACAAAATGGTATTAGGTAGCGCACAAATTGGCGTATCAGGAGGTATTATCACCGAGGCTATGGCAAACCAATTACTCACTGGTATAGGATTGCCGCCTATTCGTATCGTGGAGGATTATGTAGTGAAAGAGGACGGCACAACGACTAACATCTTTGCAGATGAGCGTATTGCCTTGCTTCCTACTGCCAAACTCGGAAAGATGATGTGGCACGAGCCTTACGAGCTTACGGATCGTGTGCCTAACAAAACCTATACCGTATTGGAAGGCGGACACTACATCACCACACAGCGTACTGAAGAAGGTCGCTTTATTGAGTATGGTTGTGAGTGGATGCCGAGCTTTGCCGCTCCACAGAGCATGGTTGTGATTAACACCTCTAACATGGGTTAATATGACTAAAAAGGACTATTTCCGTCAAAGGTTTGCCTCATTGGGGCTTTCTCTCACTGAGGCTGACCTTTTAGACTTAGGCATTGCTGATTTGTCTGGTGAAGCTACAGCAGAGGAGCAAAGAAACTTGTATATAGCCTTTATCCGCTTTATTCCACAAATCCTCTTGCGCCCCAGTTCTATATCAGAAGGAGGAACCAGCCTCGCAAGAGCCAGCAAAGACGATATAATTGCTTTCTACAGCAACGAGTGTAAGCGGTTAGGTCTCAAGGACGAACTGAGTAAGAAACCTAAAGTCATATTCCGATGATATTAGATAATGGCACATTGCAGGTACAGACCACTACAGGAGGCGGCTTGGTAGGAGGTATTCCTCAAGAAGCTACCCTTCAATGGGGTGATCCTATTCCTTGTCATATTGTAGCCAATACCTACAATCAGCGGGGGACTTTCATGGATAGCACCTTTACCCAAAGCAGCTATACAGTATGGTTTGACTATGGGCTGCATATTTTCAATGCTAAAAGGGTACGACTTATAAGCGGAAAAGGAGAGCAATTAGGCGAATTTGAAGTGCAAAGCATAGAGCATGCCGATTTGGTAGGACGAACTAAAATCATGGTATAATGATAGAAGGAAAGCTAAACATTGCCTTTGATAAAATCAAGGAGCAGTACATCAAGGCAGCTACTCAAAAATTCATAGAGGTAGGCGAACGCTGTATCACTGAAGCCAGAGATAACGGCTCCTATACCGATAGAACTGGTAACCTTAGAAATTCCGTAGGCTATATGGTGCTATTGGACGGCGTGGTACAATTTCAAGGGAATATAAACAAGCATAACCAAGAACAGATTGAGAAAATCAAAGCCAAATATCCCAAAGGCTTGGTGCTGATAGTAGTAGCAGGAATGAATTACGCTGCTTATGTAGAAGCCAAAGGCTATAATGTGCTTTCTAGTGCCGAGCTTATGGCTGAAAACATCTTAAAACAACTCTATGGATCATGAAAAAAGGAGGCACACAGATAGAAAAGGATGTCTTTGACACTTTCCAAACCGAGATAGGCGCTTTTGTACGTGGTGGAGTGTATTTGCAAGGCACCCGCCCACACAATTCTTTTGAGGAGGATTGTGTTATAGGCTTTCTCACTGGCCTTGATAAGGATATACAAGAAGGTAAGGTAAATATTAACTTCTATGTGCCTAAAATCAATGCAGGAGCACAGAAAAAAATAAAAAACATTGCTCGTATTTTGGAGATAGAAGCCTTTATCTCTGGCTTAGTAACTCGTATCACCAATGAGTATCGCTTTTATCAGGAACAAACCATTCATAGCTTTGAGGAAGACGATAATCAAACCTTGGTTAATGTCGTCCTCAGATACAAAAGATTTAGTAACTATTAAAACACTTAGAACATGGCAAACATTTTAAGCTGGGGAAAACCAGGAATAGAATATGTAAAATTGGAAAACGGCGACTTGCCCAGTACACCTACTTGGAAGGCTTTCCCTACCCCAGTGGAAAACACTACCAAATTGGAAACTGAAGAAGGTGAGAGCAAGGAAGCCAAAGTAGAGGGCGGCGAGGTGATCGCTACCCGTAAGAATGTCAGCAAGTACAAGCTGGAATTTGAAATCTATGAGACGGACGACCTAACCGCTCCTATTCCCGACAATGACGGGATTGTCCTTGACCAGTACGCGGTACGCCTTACCCCTGAAAACACCAGTGCCAAAGGCTTTATCATAGACCGTGCCAGCGTGTCTGTAGTAAGGACTTGGGATAGTGAGAACGGAGGTAAGATAAAATACACCTTCACCGCTCTGAAACCAAAGACAGGGAAAATGCTCAAGCAGTACAATTAATTCATTGATTAGTGGTTAGTGACAAGTGGCTAACCACTAATCATTAATCGTTAATCACTAAAAAGATGGACAATATTCAACAAAAAACAGTACAAACCCTATTACAACAAGCTGAAGAGGTAACCATAGCAGGGACAAAGTACCAAGTACCACAACCCACACTCGGCACGCTGATACTCGTATCTCAAGAGATAGCCCATATACCCATGGAGGAACTCAATCGAGAAAAGACCGTAGGCGAGGCCTTTCAGAAAGCTACCCACGGCAAACATGTTGCCCGCGCCTTAGCCCTGATGATACTTGGAGCATCACACCCAAAGCCAACCTTTTGGCAATGGTTTAAGGAGTGGCTGAACCCAAAAGAACGCCAAATAAAGCGGCTCACCAATAAGATCCTCTACCAAATGAACGTTCAAGAAGTAGGGATATTGTTCATTCAGATGCTCGGCAAAATGCAGACTACCGATTTTTTTATGCTTATCACTTTCCTCAAAGAAGCAAATCTGCTAAAACCGACAAGGAAAGTGAGCGAAACGACAGCCTATGGGCGATAGTCGGTGGGTTTTTGAAACAATATCCCAATGTAAGTGTCTATGAGGCTTTGTATGAAATATCCTATGCTAATTTGCTCTTGTACAATAGTATAAACCCTGAAAGTTCCAATGACAACAAGAACAAAGACAATGTGATAACTGATAAAAGCCCTGACTACAATGAGGAATTAGACAAACTAATCAATCAATCTTAAAACTATTCAATGGAAAAAATATTTGTAACCCTATGGATACTCTTTGGTATCTACACTTTAGTACTTGTTATGATCTTGGCGGACTTGTGGAGCGGTGTTCGCAAGGCGCATCGAATGGGAGTTATGCGTACTTCCTACGGCTATAAGCGCACCGTGAGCAAGCTCGCCCAGTATTACAATGTACTGATTGCCCTCTCGATAGTGGATTGTATGCAGATGAGTACGATTTGGTATTTGGAAGCCTACTACCAATATTCCCTATGGCTATTTCCTTTTATCACCCTTATAGGCGCTATAGCCCTTTGCCTTATCGAGGTCAAAAGTATATATGAGAAAGCTGAAGATAAGGTGAGATTAGACCAAGCAGGGCAAACCATTAGTAAAATTGTAGTCAATAGGGACAATTTAGAAGTCGTAGTTAAGGCTATATCCGACTATATGAAAGAAAGTGATAATTCTAAAACAGAAGACCATGAACCAAACACAGCTTAATTTTATCAAAACCTACAAGCCAGTAGCCCTTGAAAGCGAGCGAAAGACAGGTATATCGGCACTTTTTATCCTCGCTCAGGCAGGTTTGGAGAGTGCATGGGGGAAAAGTCCTATAGGGAATAATTTCTTTGGTATAAAAGTACCTAAGAGCCTTATTAGTAGCACTCCCAATGAGAAAAAGCAACTCCTAAGAACTACAGAGGTACTCACTACTCCTAACGAAAAGAGCAAATTCCCTGAAGTGATTAGTATCACCAAGCGTACAGACGGCAAATACTTGTATATCGTACGAGATTGGTTTATGAAGTATGAGACCCCAGAGGAGTGTTTCACAGACCATGCTAATTTCTTTTTCAGAAACAAGCGATACGCCAAGGCGTTGGAAGTCAAAGCCAACCCTTACAAGTTCGCTGAAGAAGTCGCAAAGGCAGGCTATGCCACTGCTCCGAACTATGCAGATAGCCTTAAAACACTCATTAAAGAAATTGAAAAAGTAAAATAAATCATTATGACAGAAGTAAAAGAACTTAAAAAAGAGTATGAAAGCCTACTCGTTAAAGTAGAACAATTGCCACGTACAAGAGAACTATCCCTTGTTATTACCAAGTTGGGAGAGGGTCTTATGTGGCTTGAAAAATCAATCAAAAAAAGTCAAAGTAATGTATGAGAAAGAAATTGTACTTACTCTTAGCTCTTATGGTGCTTTTCGGTTGCAGGAGCAAGAAATCAAGCCGAACCGAGCACAGAGAAGAGCAGCGGAGCGAAAGAAAGGAGGTAAAAGACAGCGCTACGCACATAGAAAAGTCCCAAAAGGTAAGCGCTTTTGAGCTTCAGCAATCCCAATCCTATGAAATCACCCTTGAAAGTGACAAAGACGAAGCAGGTAATTCCAAAGATCTCTATTTTACTCGTATGAGAGACGGACCAAATGAAGCCCTCGTTATAAGAGGGGGTAAGGCAACCATACATATAAATCAAAACAACAACCAAGTCCTTACCCAAGAGGATACAATTATACAAGAAAGCACTACCACAAGCCAACAACAAGCCATCATTGTACAGGAGCGGCGGCAAACCACAAAATCACAAAAACAAGTTAGCGCCCTACCTTGGTGGCTTATAGCAAGCATATTAGTCTTAGGATTGTTAATATTTATTAGGTTCAAACGCTGATTAGCGTGCAACGCCTCAGCAATGGGGCGTTTTTTTACATTTTAAAACACAGATTATTATGAACAACGATAACGGAAGTATAGACTTTGAAGCCCGCTTGCGCCTTGAGAAATTAGAAGAAGGCGTAAAAGAAATGGAGAAAATGCTCAATGACTCCATGAAAAGCTCCCAAAAAGAGACTGACAAGCTCCAACAGTCTATTAATAACCTCGCCAAAGGGGCAATGGCATTCTTTACCATCTCAAAAGCCTATGAGTTTTCCCAAAAGATTATAGCCGTCCGCTCTCAGTTCCAACAGCTTGAAATTGCCTTTGGTACCATGCTAAAGAGCAAGGAGAAAGCCAATGCCCTAATGGCACAAATGACTGATTTGGCGGCTAAAACCCCTTTTGGGCTACAAGAAGTATCCGAGGGGGCTAAGCGCTTGCTTGCCTTTCAGGTTCCTGCTGAGGAAGTAACGGAAACCCTCCGACGTATGGGTGATGTCGCTGCGGGATTAGGCGTACCTATGGGACAACTCATTCACGTATACGGGCAAGTCAAAGCACAAGGAAAGCTAATGACGAATGACCTATACCAGTTCATGAATGCAGGTATTCCTATGATCTCCGAGTTAAGCAAGGCAGTAGGCAAGAGTGAAACCGAGATAAAGGAAATGGTAGCAGAAGGCAAAATAGGCTTTGCCGAGGTACAAGCTGTTATCAAGAATATGACTGATGAAGGAGGTACTTTTTACAACCTTATGGACGCACAAAGCAAGTCGTTAGGAGGGCAAATATCCAACCTCAAGGATAATTTCGCACAAGTACTCAACGAGATAGGCAAAGCTACCGAAGGCATAGCTTCAGGGGCTATCTCAAGCGTATCGTTTTTGGTTGAGAATTACCAAACCTTGGGTAAGGTGATAGCGGGGCTTATTGCTACCTATGGGGCGTATAAGACGGCTATCCTCGTAAATAGTGCCATTGTTGCTGTTAATGCTGAAATTACAAAGGGCTGGACGATTGCTCAACTCGCACAATATAGAGGGCTTTTGTTATTAGAGAAAGCTCAAAAACTCCTTAATACAACTATGCTTTCTAATCCTTATGTATTAGTTACTACCGCTGTAATGGGGTTGATAAGCGCCTATTTTATTTTGAGAGAAGCAACTGACGCTGATACTGAAGCTACTAAAAGACACAACGAACTGAGAGAGGAGCAAGCTAATAAGGTAGAAGAGGAGAGAAACAGAATCAATAAGTTGATTGCGACTATTCAGGATGAGACCAAATCCTGGAACGAGCGAAATAAGGCATTTTTAGAACTACAAAAGACAACGAACGGGGTACTTGATAAATATACTTCTCTTAATCAGGTATTACGTGAGATGTCGCAAGTTCTTAAGGAGCTTAATGGGCGTTATGAAACAATGAATGAGGGATTGTCAAGGGATGCGGTAAAAAATACCGAAAATACTATCAAGCAAAAAGAAGCTCAGATTGAGAGACTAAAAGCTGAGATGAAAACTACTGCAAAAAGAGATCATAGGTTAGCTCTCCAAATGGACATTAACGATATTAAAAGATCTATAGAAGCAGATAAAATACTTAGGAAAAAACAGCTAAAAGTTGTTGTTAAGAATGATGTAGCTAATTACGAAAGCAGTCTATCAGGTAAAAGCCTTGACCAAATACAAGCTGAAAAGAAATTGATTAATGAGGCTTACAACTTGAGGAAAAAGCAAGCCAAAGAATCCATTAGCAACCTTTCCGTGTCTAAAATAGACAGTAACAACCCTTATTTAAAATATGATTGGGAAGAACTGGGAATGTATAATGAAGCGACGGAGAGACAAATCAAACTCAAACAGCAAGAAAAAGTACAAACTACTGATTTTATTGCAAAAAAAGAAGAGATTTTAGCGTTACAGAATAAAATAAATGAAGCTGAAAGCAAAAACAAAAATAGTAGGAGCGTTGATAATAAAGATTTAAGCGATTTAGAGGCTAAAAAAACTAAATTAAAAGGATTGATTGACGAGTATAAACAAGGTACTGGCATTGACCTTTCTCAAAAAAATACTCCTAAATCTAAAGCCACTAAATCCGAACTCCCTACTTTTGACTATAAGAAGGCAGCCCAAGAAGAAGCACGTCGTGAGCAGGATTTTCTTTTTCAGAAAGAGCAAGCTCGTATCAACATCATGGAAGACGGAGCAAAGAAACGCTTTGCTATCATTCAGCTTGATTATGATAGACAAGAAGAGGAAATACGCCGTCGTACCGAAGACCAAATGGCAGCTTTTATCGAGCAGCAGAAAGCACAAGCAGAAGCAGAGGGCAAGTGGAAGAAAGGACAAGCCTTTAATGAAGATACCCCTGTAATCAACGCTCACAGGGCTAAGCTACAAACAGAGGAGCAACAACTGTTAGCCTCCAACCACGATTATATGCTGTACCAACAAGAGCAGGTATATAAAGAGCTATTGGAGAAGTACCAAACCTATACAGACCAACGCAAAGCCATTGAGGAGAAGTACAACGCCGATATTGCCGCCTTGCAAACCAAATTAGGTGCAGACGCTCCACAAGTGAAGAAAGCGCAAGACGAAAAGGCTCGTGAGCTTAAGAAGTTAGATATACTCTACAAGAAAGAGGGTACCGCTATTGCTAAACTCTTTGAGAACCTACGTAAAAAGACAGTTAAGGAAATACGCCAAACCATAGCCGATGCTGAAAAGGAGATTGACCAGCTGGCAAGCACCCTTGACATGAGCGACAGTGCTAATGTAGAATTTATCCAAAACCTAAAGCAGCAACTTGAGCAAGCAAGGGACACGGCCGATCGTAGCGATACAGTCTTTGGCAGGCTTGGTACAAGTATCAAAAATCTATTCAAAGCCAAACCTAACACAGCAGAGTGGCAAGAAGCGTTTAATGGTATGCTTTCCTCTGCTCAATCTATCACAAGCGAATTTGGACAATTAGGACAAGAATTTGAAAAACTGGGGCAGAGTACAGGGAATGAGACATTGAAACGTATAGGACAAACTATGCAAACGGTAAGCAATACTCTTAACCGTACATTATCAATGGCGCAGACAGGAGGATCTATAGGAGGAGGCTGGGGTGCTGTTATCGGAGCTGTAGTAGGATTAGTTGCATCGGGTTTTGAGGCACAATCAAAAGCACGTATGGAACACGAAAAGAAACTACAAGAAATAGCTGCTTCAAAATTGGCTCAGCAGAGTGAATATAACCGACTTCTTTGGGAAGAACGAATGCTAATGAAAGGAAATACTTCTATCTTTGGCACTAAAGAAATAGCAAACTCATTAGAATATCTAAAGATATACAATGATGAATGGACAAAGTTACAAAAGAATTTATTTGACGATGGAAATGTTAGAAGTTATTGGGATACCCGTACAGCAAAAGATTATAATTTTTATGAAGAGTATAAAAAAATAAAGGGTATAAATGATAAGTTTGAAACTTCTTTAGATAAAATCAATATTGTATCAGGGACTCATAAGGAGGGTTTCCTTTGGTGGAGCAAATCAGTTAATGACTATAGAAAATTAACATCAATGTATCCTGACTTAATTAAGTCAAATGGAGAATTTAATAGAGAATTAGCTGAAAGTATAGTCAAAACAGAACAATTTGGAGAAGGAGGAAAGGAAGCTCTGCAAGAAATAATAAACCAATATGACCGAGCACAAGAAGCGCAAAAAAAGTTTGAGGAATATATCAAAAATACCTTTGGTGAACTTGGTAAATCTATTACAGATAACGTATATAATGCTCTACAGAAAGGGGAAAATGCTTTTGAAGGTTTTGCAAATTCTGTAGGAAATGTGATTGGTAAGTTAGGCAAACAAATGGCATACGAACTATTTGTTGCTAAACCATTTGAGGAATTTCAGAAGAAGCTAATAAAGGCAGGAGAAGAAAGTGGAAATAGCGAAAACTTTGCAAATAAGTCAGCAAACTTGGTGTCTGATTTTGGTAATGCAATGAAAGGAAAGGTTTCAGAAATAGAGACATTCCTTAAACAATGGAATGAGATGGGTAAAGCAAATGGTTTTGATTTTCTCAATGAGCAACGAAAAGCCGTAGAAAAAGGATTTACACGTATGAGCCAAGACACAGGAGAAGAACTCAACGGACGTTTTACACTTATGACGGCTTTAGAGAAGCAAATGGTTGATGGCGTAAAGGAAATGCACCAATCTTTAGTGAGTCTCTCAGAAAGACAATTAAGACACCTTGCAAACATTGATACCAATACATACCAACTTCACCAAGTAAAAGATGATATATCAGGAATGAAAAAGGATATGGCAGGAGTGAAACGAGGAATAGATGAACTTACTACTAAAGGCATTAAATTAAAGCCATAA